AGCTGCAGTATTTGTTAGGTTAAAACTATATGTATATGCTTCTGCTGTTGTTGGCGTACTTGGTGTTAATACAACACTTGTTGCTTTATCTAAGCTATAGTTGTGAGGGGCTGGAAAAGGCATTAACCCTTTTAATACTCCAACAGGTCTCCAAAACTCTCCATTTCTAACACCTACACTAACCCAATCAGTATAGTCGCTTGGTAAATTCCACCAAGACTGTCCTTTTGGTTTAGATAAAAATGTTTCTTGTATTAAATGCAAAGAGTTAAAAGATAATTCCCTTACAGCTTCAGCAGCAAAGGTATATGCTTTTAAATAGCTATGGACAGTTTTACCATTGGACAAAAGCCAATGGTTAACTATCTGATCTAAAGTAACATATGAATTAGTAGGTGTTGCCATTTAATTTTATTTTATAAAGGTTTCTGGTGACGCTTGGAAGCTTTCATCTCTTATTGTTCTCGTTTCGCCTACATAAGCTTTAACAACTGCATCAATTACAGCTTCTTCTAAATCTGGAGTTAATGGCAATACGCCATTAGATTGTAATGTAGCTAAATTAACCACACATAATTGCATTTCATATAAAGCAGCAAGGTTTGTTGCATTTGCTGTTTGCCAAATTCTTACATATGCACCTTCCCATGTATACCCTATTCTTTGAGTAATCATGGTAGACGATTCACCTGAACCTGTTAAAATATTAATTTGGCCAGGGGGAACAGGTATAAAATCATTCGTAGGGCTTAATTTAGCATTAACTCTAAAAACTCCCATACCGTCAGGTAAATATTGTGGGGTCACAGGTATTTTAACCAAAAAAGAAGGTTGACCACTTGTACCTACCGCTGTTAAATCACCATAAGTAGCAATCATTACCCCTTGAGGTATTGAATCGCCATCCATATTGTAAGTAACATTGAACATCTCTGCTTTAAGCAATCTGTTCATTGCTGACTCCATATGCTTTTCTATTTCAGCATCTTGGACTCTATCACGCGTACTTGGAAAACCCCCTGAGAGAATTCTTCTGATACGCTCTATCATTTGACCTTTTGTAGTAGACATAATTTAATTTTATGATAATGTATATTCTTGAGCAGCTAAATTGCTAACTTCTGCCGCGCTTAAATTAACTCCAATGTAAGCTAAAGCTCTTGATATTACTTCCATCCAGTATTCCTTACCAAATTGTATATTATTATTAGGAACACCCGAAGGGGTAGTAGCCGCAGGAACAATAGTATTACCAGATACGCTATAACCTATAACAGGAGTTGTAGGTTTTGAAATATATTGTATTCTTAAATAGAATGAATTACTTGTCGCAAATCCTTTATAACCTGTAGGATATATTTGAATGCCTGTATCTTCAAACACGCAAATTGGAGCTCCTGGAGCTGTATTATCAACTGGATATAAAGAAGAACTTAATGCATCAATTAACTCAGTAAAAAGATATTGTTCTATAGTTTGTATCCCAATATTAGTTCCACCAATAGCAGTTCCTCCAATTGAATACAATCCTAATAAATATGCATAATCTGGAACTACCGTAGTTAAATCTAAATAACTTGTAGCTGACAAACTTGTAGCTGGGATATCTTGTTTTTTTCTAAATGGTCTTAAGGCATCTAATGTTAACTGACTTGAACCATAGTCAGGAGTTGGAGCACCACCTTTTAATGCTTGAGCAGTAGAAGGTAATCCCCAATAGAAATGAAATAAATCTGTTTGACCAGCATCTAATGCTTGCGACACCTCTTCAGGGCTTAAAAACCCTCTTCTGTTCTTATCGCAGACAAAATTAATGAAATTATATACGTCAAATATTGTAGTCATTGAGCTTAATTATTCTATATAATACGCTCAATAGCTTAAAAAGAAGTGAGTTTCATTATGGGTTTTCTTAACATAATAAGCAATATTACTGCTAACCCAATAAACAATTTTAATATAATAGAGTCTTTTCTTTTTATTTGATTGTCAAGCTCATATACCTTTCTTGCTTGATTCGCACAAGAGTCTAACAATATTGCTTCCTTAGCTCTGTCAACCACAACATGGGTTGTTTGCTTATTAATGGTCCTTGTAGGCACTTGACCTAACCATTTAACCCAAAGGTTGCCATTCTCCAAATACACGCTAAAATCGTTTACTATGGTATCTAAATGACACTCCATAGGCATATTAACTTTAAAACTATCGTGGATAACGGTATCTTTATAAATTATCGTATCTTTAAGTATTTCTTCCGTAACTGTGTCATTAACGCATTCTCCATTAAGGATAACTTGTTTCTTAACGGCTTCATAATATTTGGGATTGCTAAGCACTCTCTTAACAGGGCTACAGGAATAAAACACGCTAACAATAACGCCCAATAAGAATATACCAATAGCTTTTGTACCCATAATTTATTTTTTTCGCTTAAGGTTCTTTTTGATTTGAATAACATAATTAATTATAGCAAGTATTGAAACTATAACACCTAATACAAAAGTAATATTTGTTTTGTCTAAATTAGCAACTATGTTTAAAAATAAACTTGCCAATAACCAATAATGGTTTGTTGAAGAGTCGTGAGTAGATACTTCCATTAGAGTAAAATCTTTTTGTAGTTATTAAATCTTTCTAATCTGTCAGCAAGTCCATGAGTTCCACCATTAACCCTTGAAGTAAGTTTGATTAATGTTTTATCATCTCTTAAATTGTCAGTATCTGCTATTTTATTTAAGCCATTTTTATTCCAGAACCATATAGCACTTAGTCCTGCATATTCATCATCGGCAACTATATCTGGGTTGTCGTACACTTTACTATCTTTTATATCTTCAGAAAATTGTTTGTAATTATTTTTACCTGTTAATTGAATATATCCACGACCTTTAAACTTCCAACCATCACCACTCTTTTCATCACCATTACCCATACGGTTAGCATAAACCCTGTTAGCTATTTTTTCAGGTTGTCTATGGTATGCTTCTGCAGATGCAGCTGTAAAATATTTAGGAAAAACTTTAACCAAAGATTCTTTACTGTAGTTTAAGTTTTCTGACTTGAATTTAAATGTTCCTGACTCATGAGCTACTTGTGCTAAAAAGTGTGCTGCTCTAAGTGGAGTGTCAATGCCATGAGCTGGCATTTGGTCTAAAAGTGGCTGAGGAACAATGCCTTTTAATTTTTCAAACATATAGTATAATACGCTCATAAAAAAACCCTACATGCTTTAACATATAGGGATAATTTTAATTGAAATACTTGAAAGGGAAGTAGAAACTCCCCCGTTCAAGATTTCAACACAAACACAATCTTAAGTTATTTTTTTAATTTTAATTTATGCTTTGATAACAAACTTAAAAGTTCTGCATGGACATCTTTCCCTGCTTTTTCTTTTGAAGCCCATTTAGCATATGCTTCAATAACTTCTTCAATTTCCAAATCAACTAATCGCATAATTTCGCCATTAGAGTCAGTCCATTTAAGTTTTCTTTCTTCAACATCAATATAAACTATATCTTCATCAATTGCTAAAGATACGCTTGCTTTAATATCAAATAATTTATCTTCCATTCTATCCATGAAATCTTCTGGATATTCATGGGCAAAACTTTCAATTTCAAAACGAACTTGCTCTTCGCCTAATTCATAATTATACCCTAATAAAGATGCTACCTTAGGTAAATCTTCTTTAGTAATTAAAGCAGCTCTTTTAATAGCTTCCATTTTAGATTTCAACTCATTACGAGCTTCTTTAGCTTCAGCTTCAAAGTCTACTCTTTCTAAAATTAAAGCAGTTTCTGTGTCTCTTAATTTATTTGATTTATTAAAAGAACACAATTCTAAATATTGAAATAACTCATCATCTTGAGAGTTTCCTATTGTTAAGTTTAAGTATCCACCATTTGCACCAGGCTCTGTCCAAACTCTTCTAATTTTATTAGGCATAGGGTTGCCATAAGAATCAACACCGTCTAATAAACCTATTTCAACCCACTCTGATGCGTTCTCATCAAAGAATCTTGAAAATGATGGTAACATTAATTTTGATTGGAATATTGGGTTTGTATCTTCCCCAAATGGATCGTAATTATAGTTTAAAAATCTGTAAGTAACAACTGTACCTCTTTTAGGAAGTTTAGGCATATATTCCGCAGGAATATTGTTGTAATTGCCATATTTTTTAAGTGCCATATTTGTGTGTTTTTGTTTGTGAAGAATTTTAAAAATATATTGGGGGCACTTTCGCACCCCCTTTATATGTTAAGTTAATTAGTTATTAACTTGGAATTTAGCGAAACGGTTAGGAGCAAATACCTCTAATCCCATATTTGAAGTCCAAGTAGTAGTTAAACTCATTTCTTGGTTAGTAGGAGTAGGAGCTAAAGCACCAGTCATGATTTCCGCAGTTTCAGAAGAACCTAAACCTGGAGTAGGTTGTGGTTGATAACGATAACGGAAGTAATCAGCCATTCCACCACCAACAGTTTTTACTTTACCCATTGGCATGAAGTAAGCAGATTTAGAAATTGTAGAACCAGTATAGTTCATTACTTCAGCATTAGAAAGAACTTTAAACGCTTTCAAGTTGAAAGTAAATCCACCATGTTTGAATTTTTCAGCTTCTAAATCAATTTCACGACCATCAATGTTCATACGACCAGAATAAACACCATTAGCTTGAGCACCACCTGCAGGAACAACACCAGAAGAAGGTAAGTTTTTCAAGAAGTCAGAAATAGTAGCAACTGCAGCATTAGAACCAGCAATCATATACTCAAACGGAGAACGAGCAGCAATTAATTGAGCTTCAATTGCAGACAAATCTTGCAAAGTAAATGTATTAGCAGTAGTATACTGACCATTAATACCATAAGTAGTAATATAGCTATCCATACCACGAGTAGTTTGGGTTGCATATGTTTGAGGAGTTGCAAATGCTTGTCCTTGGAAAGTAGCTGTTGAAGGCTCACCTAACCACATAGCTAAAGAAATATCACCACGATGTTTTTGTAAAGATTGAATATTTTCATAAGGTAAGATATAAGGTTTACCATTGAATTCTAATTCAATTTTTGACATGTTTTGAACGTCAGTAATTTTCATTGTATTTCTGAAAATCTGAGTTTGGTTTTGTAATTTGTTTACTAACCAACGACGTTGAGCAGGAGCATCAGAACCTTCTTGTTGAGCATTAGAAAATGCAGATAAAGTTTGATTTTGAGCTACATTCAATACTGCAGATGTTACAACAGCAGAAACTTGAATTTGATTAGCTAATAAACCATCAGCTGTACCTTTTTTTACAACAATACCCACGCTACCAGTAGTAGGGAATTTTAATAAATCATTTTTCAAAATGAAGTTAAAAGATTGTTGTGCAGCAGGACCAGTTGTACCTGTAGATGCAAATGTAAAAGTAATTAAGTTTGTTCCAGCACCAGCAGTTACAATAAATCCGTCTGCAGTAGAACCTACTTGAATTAAATTGTACAATTTGTCATTATACATGTTGTAATAGATTGGCATAGAAGTAGCTTCTTTTTTGCCAGCCATCCATAAAAAGTCTAACCACTCAGCATCATCTTGAGTGTCAACTAATTGTTTGTAAATGTCACGTTGGTCCAATAAAGAAGTAGACTCAATTAAAGCTGCTCCTCTACCATTAGAGACGTAAGGTTTGTCGGTGTTACCATTTGAGCCAAAGCCAAAAGGTAAAGATCCATTAGTAAATGTAGGCATTTTGTTTTAGTTTTAAAAAGTTAAAATTGTTGTTTAAAAGAATGGCTTGTTGTCTATAGATTTAATCTTAAACCCTGAGCCTGATGGTGCAGATGTTACGTTGTCAGAAATCTTAGTGTTTTTTAACTCATCATAAAGCCTTTTTTCTCCAAGTGAACGACCATACGCTATAAGTGCTTTTTCAACTCCTTCCATACTTGCAGCATAATTCTC